ACAGACAGTGGCCGAGCTTGAAAGGTACCGGCACCTTGTCAAGCCGGGCGGCGTGATCGTGCTACACGACACCGAAAACCGGATTCCGCTAGACGCTCCGCGCCGCCCGTTGTTCCCGGTCAAGCGTGCGATCAAAGAGTTCGCGGAGGCCAACGGGCTCGACTGGTTCAACTACCCGAATAACTACGGGCTCGGCATCATCCGAATGAAAGGCTAACATGGCGATCACAAATGGATATGCGACGCTCGCCGAGATCAAGGTCGCAGTCGGGATTTCCGACACCACTGATGACACGGTGCTCGAAGCGGCGGTAGAGACGGCATCACGCCAGATCGACGCCTACTGCGGCAAGGGCCGCAAGTTCTGGCAGGATTCGACGGTCGTGGCCCGCAAGTACCGGCCGGCGATGGCTAACGTCGCGGTGGTCGATGACGTGTCGACGCTCACGGGATTGCTCGTGAAGGTTGACACCTCAGACAATGGGACGTTCGATACGAGCTTGACGATCGCAACTGACTTTCAGGTCGAGCCGCTGAACGCTGCCGCTGAGTCCCCGGTCAGACCGTGGACCTTGATTCGTTTACTTGACGGGACGCTTACACAGTTCACGGCGCTCGGTTCTGGTCGGCCGGCGGTGGAGGTTACAGCTAAGTTCGGATGGTCGGCCGTGCCCACAGCGATCGCCCGTGCCTGCATCATCCAGGCCCGCTCAATTTACAAGGCGCCAGACACGCAGTTCGGCAGCTTCCAACTATCGATAGACGGTCAGCCGCAACGTGTCCCTGCTCTCGATCCGATGGCGCGGGCACAGCTCGAACCCTACATTAGGTTCGACGAGGTCGACGACTAATGGCTCAGCCTACGATTAACGACGCGTGCGCTGCTGCCGCTGTAGCTGTAGCCACCATCTCGGGGTTGCGGGCTATCGGCTACGTCGACGATATGATCAATCCGCCGCAAGCGCAGATTTATACTCGGGCGTATGATCCGCGCATGGTGCTTGGGAATTCTAAGCGCACGTTTCTCCTCGGGGTCCGGGTTTTTGTACGGCGCACCGATCCACGCTCGGCGCAACTTTCGCTCCGGACGTATATGGAACCGACCGGGTCGAACTCGATCACGGCGGCAATCGAGAACGAGGCGCTGTGGCCGGTAACGGTTGACTACGCCGAAGTCAGCAACATAGGGCAGCCGTCAGAGGTCGAAACAGCCTCAGAAATCTACCTCGTCGTCGATTTTGACGTCGATGTCGTCTGGTAAACAAGGAGAACTAATATGGCGTTCAGAAACTCGCAACAATCTCGGGCCTATGTCGGTATCCTTGGCGCATCGTGCTACACCCGCACACTGTCGATCGACGCCAATAACGCGATGCACGACACGACCACGATCTGCGACACGTCGAAACAGTTCATCGTCGGGGAGAACACCTCGTCGGTTTCGATTGCCGGGCCGCTCGATGACTCCGCCACTTCAAATGGGCAGTGGGATGCGTTGACCGACCAGAAGCAGGCGACGACCCCTACCCCGATCACGATAATGCCGCTAGGTACTGATGGGGCGTCGTGGCTGTTCGAGGCGGACGAAACGAACCTTGACACGACGGCCGGCGTTGGCAGTACTGTGGACTGGTCGATGGCGGCGCAGACTACCGGCGTCACTGACGCGGCCGGCGTCGTGATCGAAAATAACACCACGATCACGAACACGGCGAACGGGGCGGCGCTCAACGCCACCGCGCAGACCACTAACGGCGGTGTGGCACATTTGCACCTCACCGCTTTTGCCACGGTCACGTCTGACACGATCAAGATACAGGACAGCTCTGACGGGTCCACGGGGTGGGCGACTATCGCTACCTTCACAGCCGCTACTGGTCTGACGTCTGAGAGGGTCGTTATCGCTGGGACCATTAAACGATATGTTCGAGTCGTTGACACGGTTGTTGGTGGCGCCGGTTCGGTCACCCGCACTGTCGCTATCTCCCGCCGCTGATCCCTCTGCCGGGCAAGATCCCCCAACCCTTACCAAATACGGAGGCAATACATCATGGCATTCAAGGCAGGAAAAGACGCGTGGCTGATGGTCGACGGGATCGCCGGCACGGGCGTCAACATCACCGCATACGTTGATCAGGCGTCACTTGATCAACCGATCGACACGCAAGACGTGAGCGTGTTTGGGTCAAACGCTAAGGCGTTTATTCCGGGGCTTGCAGACGGCGGCGCGGTGTCATTCAGCGGCCCGCTTGACGTGGCGCTTGGCACATTCATCGCAGCGTTAAAGGGCGGCCACGCCGCTGGCTCGGCGTCGTCGACTGTCGTGTTCGCTCCGGGCGGCTCGGTTGCCGGTTTGATCAAGCAGACCGCGGAGGGCTACATAACGGATTACTCCGTTTCTGCCGGGGTCGGTGGCCGCACTGAGTATTCGGCGGCGATGCAGATCACGGGCGCCGTCACTAACGGGACTTGGTGACATGATCTCACTGAAGATGGACGTCGCTACTACGACAGGCGAGAAGGTGCCTGTCGTTATCACGCCGCGGGTTCAGGTCGAGTTTGAGCGGCATTTCAAGTTCGGGATCGCAAAGGCGTTTACTGATGACATGCATATGGAGTACGTCTACTATCTGGCATGGCGCGCCATGACGCACGCCCAGAAGACAGCTGAAGCGTTCGATGACTGGCTAGACAGTGTTTCGGACATCGAGATGGTGGACGACGATTCACTCCCTTTGGCCCCGACTCCCTGACGCGCTTGCTCGCACAGGTGGCGGTTGCGACGGGGATAGCGCCAGCACTCCTTATGGACGATCAGGAGATGCTAATGGAAATCGTCAGCGTATTGCAGGAGCAGGCTGATGAACGGGGGGCGAGCCAATGACGTTCACGGTGAAGGTTGTTGGTGACAAGGCGATCGACGCCAAGTTCCGAAAGATGAGGTCGGCAGTTAAGCCAGAACTTAAGGATATCCACGCTGCCGGGGCCAAGCTGGTCGAGTCGTCTGCGATCAGCCGGGCGCCGGTTCGGTCGGGCGCACTGCGGGCATCGATCCGATCAACCGGCACACTGCGCGACGGTGTCGTCAGGTCCGGTAAGGCGAAAGTACCGTACGCCGGTCCGATTCACTTTGGCTGGAGTAAACGCAACATCCTCCCGCAACCGTTCCTATATGACGCTCTCGACGCCCGCAAGCCCGCAGTGCTCGAGGTGTTCGACGACGGGATCAACAAGCTGATCCGCAAATACGATCTCTAAGGGGAACAGACTGTGGCGAGCTCATCCATTATCAAGGTACTGATCAAGGGTGATGCGTCTGACCTGAACTCGGCGATGGACAAGTCGAGGGGCAATCTGAAGAAGTTTGCGATCGCTGGCGCCGTCGCCGTCGGTGCTGCTGCCGTGTTGGGTAAGGCGTTGATTAACGCCGGGGAACGTGCCAGCACCTCGAACGCCCGTATTCTGAACATTACTGAGCAGATGGGGATGTTCGGCGATGAGGCCGACAAAGTGTCGGGGCGTCTGATCAAGCTGGCCGAGTCTACAGCCCGACAAACTGGCGTCGATCAGAATTCGATCAAGATGACGCAAGCGAAACTATTGACGTTCTCAGCTCTCGGCGAGACGGCCGACGAGGTCGGCGGGGCGTTCGATCGGGCTACAGCGGCAGCGGTCGATATGGCTGCCGCCGGGTTCGGTGAGGCCTCGATGAACGCTGTTCAGCTCGGTAAGGCGCTGCAAGATCCGATAAAGGGTATCACGGCGCTCGGCAAGTCTGGCGTGACGTTCACTGATGCCGAGAAGGACCTGATCAAGGCGATGGTCGAGGCTGGTGACACTGCCGGTGCGCAGGAGATGATCCTCGCCGCTGTTGAAAAGCAGGTAGGCGGAACGGCCAAGGCGACGGCGAACGCCAGCGACAAGATGAAGGTCGCGTTCTCACAGGTGATGGAGAAGGTCGGGCTTAAACTGCTGCCAGTGTTCGAGAAGCTGACCCAGTTCTTAGTCGGGAAGGTGATCCCAGCGGCCGAGAGGATGGTGGGATTCGTCAGGGCTCATTGGATTCCGATAGTGGCCGGCCTGACTGCCGGGTTCGTGGCGCTGGTCCCTGTGCTGGTAGCGCTGGCCGCTGCCGGTTGGGCGGCAGTTGCTCCGATGTTGGTGGCTGCCGCCCCGTTCATCGCTGTGGGGCTCGCTATCGCCGGGCTAACGGCCGGCGTTATATGGCTGTACGAGAACTGGACACCGTTTCAGGTGGCCGTCGACGCCACGGCCCAGTTCTTTAAGGAAGAAGTGATCCCCGTCTTTCGTGAGTTGGTCGATTTCATTGCCGACAAGGTCGTTCCGGTTGTTTGGTCTATCGCTAAGATATGGATTGATATCCATATCAAGATCGCCGAGATCATCATACTTGTTGTCGGCAAGGTGGCCGGGTTCGTGTCTGACGTGACCGGGTTTGTGGCGACGATCGTTGCCGCCGTCTGGTCAATCGCTCAAACGTGGATTGATATCCATATCAAGATCGCCGAGACGATCATCCTTGTTGTTGGCAAGGTGGCCGGGTTCGTGTCTGATGTACTCGGTCACATCGAGAGAATGGTCTCCGGTATCTTTTTTAGACTTCAAAAGATCGTGGATGAGTTCGTGGGCCTGCCGGGTAGAATATGGGATGCGCTCGGGGATATGGCGCAGTGGGGCGTTGATCTTGTCGTCGAGATAGCCAAAGGTATCGCCACGGCAGCGTGGCAAATCACGAAAGCGGTGACGGACGCCATCCCGTCGCCCGGGTCCCTTGTTAGTGGTGTTGCCGGTGGCGCTAAGGATTTCTTCGGGGGTCTGATCCCGGGGGGCGAACACGCCGCTGGCACCTCGTTTGCCCCCGGCGGGTTGTCGCTGGTGGGAGAGCAAGGCCCCGAACTGGTCAACCTCCCGCGCGGTTCGCAGGTTCACACTGCTAGCCAAACGAGACGCATGATGGCGGGCGGCGGCGGCGGTGGCGGTGGCGGTGGGAGTAGCTACACGGTCAACGTCACGGCTGGTATGGGGGCAAACGGCACAGAACTCGGGCGGGCCGTTGTGTCAGCAATCAAGGATTTCGAGCGGTCTAACGGCACCCGGTGGCGGACGTGACAGCCACAATTAACTATCAGATCCTCGCATACTTTGGGTTAACCAACGAGGGCGGCGACGTGTTCACGTTGGACCACACCACCAAAGGCAAACTCGATGACGCTGTTTATGTTTTGGCTGGTGAAGTTGCGACCGACATAACAGCGAACGTGTCATCGTTCTCAACAAATCGCGGTCGCAACCGTGAGCTTGACGAAATGCAGGTCGGAACGTTATCGGCCGATGTTGTCGATTATGATGGCGCTTTCATTCCCACGGCGTTCGTTGCCGGCGGAACTTACGCCGATAACGTGTTGCCTGGCAAACGGGTGGATGTTGTGGTCGCTGGGGTCACCGTGTTCAGCGGAACGATCGAAGGGTGGGATTACCGCTACACCGCTGATCGTAGTGTTGTGGTTTCGTTTCATGCCGTGGATGCGTTGGGGGCGCTCGGTCGCCGCCGGTTCAATGCGTGGACGGCAACCGCTGGCCAAACCGCCGGCCTCCGCATCACTGACGTGTTGAA